GTTCGTTTCTGGCTTTTGACACCAGGCTCGAACGAAAGTTCGGTCCTCTTTTCAGAAGTCACCATGCGCAACTGCGTTTAGGTGTGTTTACAAGGAGGACTTGCTCATGCAGAATGGATCCTTTTCCCGATATCTCGGGGGTGGTACCCAGACTGTAGAGCAATGGCTTCCTTGGGATCCGGCTAACACGAAAACCACTCAGGTTTTCGATGCAGCTAACTATTTCGAGCAATGGACCATTTCTGGTGCAACTCGAACTAAGTTACAGCCGTTGGTTTCGGGTGGCCTTTGGCGCCCGATGACCGATTTCCACAGGCATCGTCAAGTGTATTCTTACCATTCTGGTGAGGCTACATACGCTGCCTGGTGGGGTGGCGGTGGGTGGGATACAACTCCCGCTCAACGCTTTACTGGTGTCTCTCGACTCCCGTTTCCCACGATTGGATACGATCCTGTCATTAACCCCGACGGATCAGGTCGCGATGCCCCATCGAATACAGTTATTCGATGTGGTACCGAGCTGATGCTAAAGGTTGGTGCCAACAAGACACACTATATGGATAATCTTATGACGCTCCGTCAAACTTTGAAGGATCCGTTAGAAGATATTATCCGAGTTACTAGAGCTCTTATGGCTATCCGAAAGGGTAACCTAGGAGGTGCCGCCAAAGCTCTTGGTATAACGAGAAATCCATTCAAGGAAACTCGTCATATCGCGAACGAATGGCTGCGACTTCAATATGGGTATCTGCCTACGATTCAGGACATACACGACTCTATTGAGTTGTTTCAGAAGGGTCTTCGTAAGACGACCCCTCTCATGTCTTCTGTTCGTAATATCTCCGACGGTGGGACTATGTCTCACGTTGACGGCGATATTAACAGTACTCATTGGACTAAGATTGACATTAACTGGAAGACAAAGTATAAGATGAAAGTCTATTACTCTGTCGAACCAAGTTATTTGTCAAATCTCAACCAAATGGGGCTTATAAACCCCGCTGAGGTTGCTTGGGAGTTAACTCCCTGGTCCTTTGTTGTCGACTGGTTTATTCCAGTTGGCAACTTCCTTGAAGCTCTAACTGCTCGCGCAGGTGTAACTTTCATAGATGGCTGTAGTGCTTATAAGGTGGTCTCAGACCGCCATATGACCTACATGGGCTATGATAGTGGTGCGTTACCCCTAACGAATTCGTTTGGGATAACGTCTCATTGTGAGAGCTATACTAGGAGAAAGCTCGGTGGGTTTCCCTACCCTGGTTTCTACTATAAAAGCCCTTTCAGTTCCAAACACGCACTGAATGCATTAGCACTCGTGCGACAACTCCTCGGTAAGGTATGACCTTACAGAAAGGTTGCGCAAAATGCCGCAGCTACAGAACCTTATCCTCACAGATAGGGCAGGTACTCCCGTCGCTCATACTTTCGTTCCCCGCGATATCGTGGGTAACGTCGGTACGGTTGTGGAGTCGTCCGGTGTTCCAGTTGGTAACAATCGGTTTTCCATCAGCCTTCGGCAAACGCAGCCTGGCGGTCGCTATAAAGCGACTATCCAGCTTGCTATGCCAGTCGTCGCAACACAGGTGGTGAACGGGATTTCTACCCCGGTCGTGGCCCGAACGGCGTATGCCGATCTGACCTTCACTTTTGAAGCGACTTCAACGCTGCAGGAGCGAAAAGACATCGTCGGCATGTTGATGACTGCCTTGGATCCTTCCAAGACCCTCGTCAACGACGTTGTCACAGCGCTTCAGGGTGTCTACTAATTTGATCCAGCCTTTATCGGCTGCCTCTCATTCGTAGGCTTCCTCTTACTCCTCATGGAGGAATGTATGAGAACCTTGATGCGCCTCGTAGCCCTCGTGGCTACGTCACTCTCTACTGCATGCAGTTTTACTGCTAACAGTAGTGGAATAACTCTTACCACTGGAGAAGTATCCCATGTCAAAGAAACGGATCCCGCTGAGAACAGCGGACCGAGTTCTGTCACGGAACCTAACCCCGCAGATATCAGCGGAACTCCTGTCGATTCTGTCGCAGGATGATTCCTTTGAGGCTGAGTATCTCTCTCGTATGCTTCTCTCGAAGTATACGGAGTTAGACTCAGCTTCTGCAAGGATTAGAGCGTCTCGTGCCATTGATAAATGGCTTCAAACCGAGTCGACTAATAATAGAACCAATAGTCGCGTGTTCAATCTTGGACACTCAACTGGAGACCTAATTCCGGGCGTTTCCATTCGGAAATTCCTTGATAAGGTCAGTTCTATTATCGCCACGATTCTACCGGATGTCCCTCGTCTTGATCTCTCCTTTGGAGGTTTCAGTGGAGGGGCATCTACCAGTAAGAAACGGGCGCAAGGCCATCCAGCCTTGAAGTTCCTTGACGCAGCTGACGCTACTCGACCGGCCTACTCGATGTGGTCTCTGTTATCAGAGAACACGCGATGGGCTGACCACTGGCGTGAGGTTGGTTTGGAACCCAACTTCGTCGAAGGTAACGTCCTATTCACTGTTCCTAAGAACTCTGAAATCGATCGTGTTGCTTGTAAAGAACCCGATCTTAACATGTTTCTGCAGCGCATGCTGGGAAAACAGATTCGATCCAGCCTGATGAAGGTTGGAGTAAATCTGAACGACCAGCGTGTTAACCAGAAACTCGCTCGAGAAGGGAGTATTTTCAATCGTCTTATGACTATTGATCTCTCTTCTGCTAGTGACTCTGTCACTACCGAACTCGTTAGAAGGCTTATGCCTCCTGCTTGGTTCCATGCGATGAATTGTGTCCGTTCGCCATTAACATTCGTTAATGATGAGTGGCATATCAATTCAATGTTCTCCTCAATGGGAAATGGCTTCACTTTTGAGCTGGAGAGCTTGCTCTTCTACTCTATAACGAGAGCCGTATCCTACTTTACAGGAGTCAGAGGTCGTGTGTCTGTGTATGGAGACGATATAATCGCTCCAGCTGAGATCAGTAATGAACTGATTTCGGCCCTGTGCTTTTGCGGGTTTTCCGTGAACGAGTCTAAGTCCTTTGTGGACGGACCCTTTCGCGAGTCTTGCGGTAAGCACTGGTACGCTGGTCGTGATGTTTCCCCAATATTCTTGAGGAAGCCTATCCGGACCGTTAGTGATTTGATCCTCTTTCTCAACCAGCTCACTTCGTGGGCTAGTCGAGATCTCGGCGTTGTAGATCCTAGGTATGAAGGGTTTCTCCTTAAGTGGAGAGTCTTTATTCCGACAGATCTCTATGGTGGTCAGGATGTTACATCCCGGTCATCACTTGTAACCGGCCATCGGGCTCGATTCGAGCTTTACTGGCCACAGGAAATCATTCCACATTCGCATGTGGGTGGACTCCTGTTTTGGTTATTCGTTGCCGATATGCGAGGAGTCAATACCACTTTTGACACCGACGGGTCTAAGCCTCCGCGCTTTGCGCGTAAGCGAAGATCACGGAGCAGTGGGTTTGACTTGCCCATATTCCTGTCGGAATATGGCGGATAAAGTCAAGGCCCTCTATCGCTTGATAGAGTGCCCCTACCTTAGCCGGTAGG